AAAAAAGTATTATATATATTATAGAGTCGCCGATAACCGGGACTCGTTTAACCTTGCTAGTCAATAGGAGGCAATTATGACTAAGAACTTTATTTATCCAAGAAACGCTTTTTTGGGTTTCGACCACATTTTCGATCAGCTAGAAAATATTCATAGCCACGCGAAAGATACTTATCCACCATATAACGTAGTTAAACACGACAGCATGACGTATGAGATTGAAATGGCAGTAGCCGGTTTCAAGAAAGATCATATAGATATTGAAGTGAAAGATCATGTTATGACTATAATTGGTGATAGACCAAAGCGTAGAGAACAAGACGCTTATGTTCATAAAGGTATCAGTGCTCGAAAGTTCAATAGGTCATTTAGACTGTCTGAATATACAGAAGTAGACGGTGCAGACATTCAGGATGGAATCCTTACTGTTAATTTAAAAGTAGTTCTACCAGAAGAGAAGCGACCTCGTAAAATTAAAATTAATTAACGAGGAAAAAATAAATGACAACTCTAACTCAGACTGTAAGCACAGTCACATGCCGGGTATGCGACGCAATTGCAACCTGGTGCAAACGCACTTTATCAAGTATTCAATACAATAGACAAATGGCAGCTAACAGACGTGTTGCTCAAGATCTTATAGGTCTTGGCTTTCATCATCAGAAGGAGCATGATCAAATACTCCGAAGATTGAATGATCGCACTATTAATGAATATCACGGTAAGTACTAATATGTGGCCGTATACAGAAGAAGAAAACGATTACTTATCATAATCAAATGAAAAATTAGGCGGGTTCTTCCCGCCTTTTTTATTATAAATACTAATTTATAGGAGATTTAATATGAATATAGAACAGTTAAGAAAAGAACTTGAAGTGGATGAAGGAGTTAAGTATGAAATATATAATGACCATCTCGGTTACGCTACTTTCGGCATTGGCCATCTGGTCATTGATTCTGATCCAGAACATGGACAAGAAATTGGAACACCTGTCTCAGAAGATAGAGTCATCGAAGCTTTCGACAACGACGTCCAAATCGTGCTCGCAGATTGCGAGCGATTGTACAATGACTTTAATGTCTTGCCGGAAGAAGTCCAACTAATCATTGCTAACATGATGTTCAATATGGGAAGACCTAGACTTTCAAAGTTTAAAGGTATGAAAGCTGGTGTTGATGCACAAGACTGGAACAAAGCTGCAGATGAAATGATTGACTCTGCATGGTATAGACAGGTTCCTAATAGAGCAGGTAGACTTGTAAAAAGGATGAGAGCTTTAGCATGAGTGACGATTTAGATTTTGATTTTGGCTTTACTGCAGTAACTGAAGATGAATTAGATGTAGTTAAAGATGTAACTAAAAAAGCTGAAAGTCTTGGTGCTAATGCATTAAATACACAAGAAAGACTCGATAAACTTTATAATGCTATAACACCACTACTTAATAACCTTAAAAAGAATCCAGAGAAAGAATATATTCTCTGGCCTAATAGACTAGAAAAAGTAGAACAATTCGAAGATCTAATACAAAAGATATATAAAAAGTAAAAAAGTCCTTTACTTTTGTTAAAAACTATGGTATAATATAACTACAATGAAAAATTTTATAACGTATTTAGAAGAAGCACAAGGAAAAGGATTAACAATCTTTGACATAGATGAGACTATGTTTATAACTAAAGCTAAAGTTCATGTAGTCAAAAACGGCAAAATTGTTAAGAAGCTTGATAACCAAGAATTTAATACTTATAAGAAAAAACCTGGTGAAGAATATGACTTCGGTGAATTTAAAAACGCAAAGGTCTTTCAAAAAACTTCCACACCTGTCGCAAGAATGATTAACAAAGTTAAAGCAATATTGAAGAATGCTACAAAGGCAGGATCAAAGGTTATTATCGTAACTGCAAGACCAAACTTTGATAATAAGAAAACATTTCTAGATACATTTAGAAAACAAGGAATCGATATAGATAAAATCTATGTTGAACGTGCTGGTAACCTCGGCGGTGGACCAGCAGCAGAAAATAAAAGAGTAATATTTAAAAAATACTTAAATCAAAATATATATAAAAGAATAAGACTTTTTGATGATGCCATGTCAAACCTTAAAGTTTTTCTATCATTACAAAAAGACTACCCAGATGTTTCATTCGAAGCATTCTTGGCAAAACCAAATGGCTCTGTTTCAAGAGTAAGATAAGGAGAAAAAATGAAATCGATACTGCGCGCACTGGCAGTGGCAACACTGTCTTTGTTTCTTTGCTTGCCAGCATTTGCTGACAAAATTAAAGTTGGATTTATATATGTAGGACCAATCGGCGACCACGGCTGGACCTATAGACATGATATTGGTCGACTCGATGTTGAAAAACATTTTGGTGATAAAGTAGAAACTATATACTTAGAAAATGTTAAGTATGGACCTGATGCTGAAAGAGCAATAAGGGCTATGACAAAAGGTGGCGCTGATATTATATTCGCTACATCCTTTGGTTATATGGAACCTATGTTAAAAGTTGCCAAAGAATTTCCAAACGTAAAGTTTGAACACGCAACTGGTTATAAGCAATCTAAAAATATGGCTAGTTATGGTTTAAGATTGTATCAAGCTAGACATGTTCAAGGTATAATCGCTGGAATGATGACTAAGACAAATAAGATTTGTTATGTAGGTGCATTTCCAATTCCTGAAGTAATTAGAGAAATTAATACTTTTTACTTAGGTGCAAAGAAGATGAATCCAAAAGTTGATATCGATATTGTCTGGGTAAACTCTTGGTATAATCCACCTAAAGAAGCTGATGCTGCGGCAGTTATGATTGCAGAAGGTTGTGACATGGTAGCTCAACATACTGATTCGCCTGCACCTTTACAAACTGCACAGAAAAATGGTGTAACTGGTTTTGGTCAGGCTTCTGATCAAATAAGATTTGCGCCAAAAGCACAGCTTACTGCTACTATTGATAACTGGTCTCCTTACTATATAGAAAAAGTACAGGCAGTTATAGATGGTAACTGGAAGTCCGGAGATTACTTTGGTCATATGAAAGATGATGTAGTTCAAATGGCACCATTTACTAATATGCCTGAAGATGTTCAAGCATTTGCACAGAAAATTAAAGAAGGTATTACAAACGGTAAATACTTTGCTTTCACTGGACCCATTAAAGACAACACCGGTAAACTTCAACTAAAAGATGGAGAGATTGCTAGTGATGCTCATTTAAATAGTATGATGTACTATGTCGAAGGCATAGATGCAGTAGTACCAAAATGATACCAGTAATCGACTTTAAAGGACCTAACGTCCTTGATAAAATCGAAGAAGCCTACACAACTGTAGGCTTCGCTGTTTTTACGAATTGTTTGACGGAGTATGAAAAAACTTCAATGGTAGTTTGGTCAAACATTATGAAACAATTTTTTAATTTGTCTTTAGAACAAAAGATGCAATATGGCTACGAAGGTGTGGAAACTAACATAGGTTATACTATGTGGCTAAAAGAAAATGTAGATCCTAATGCGCCAAAAGATATGAAAGAAAGTTTTAATTATAATGACAAGAGAACTACAAACTGGCCAAAAGAAATAAAAAATTTTAAAACTACTGCACTTGAAAGTATTGATATAGCAGATAGATTAACACTCAATATATTATCAAAGTTTGATGATATACTTAATAGTGGTACAACTTTAGTTGATGCACACATACCAAATTATAGTACAACAAGATTTATACATTATCCTGCATATACAGGAAATATTGAAGATAAACAAATGCGAATAGGAGAGCACAGTGATTATGGAACTATTACACTCCTTTGGCAAATCAATGATGTTCCTGGCCTTCAAGTCCAAGACCTCAAAGGAGAGTGGCATCCAGTTCCGTATGATGAAGACGGTGTAGTATGTAACATTGGTGATCTATTACAGAGATGGACAAATGATTATTTTGTAAGTACTAAACACAGAGTCGTTAACTCACACATAAACAAAACAAGATATAGCATGCCGCACTTTGTAGATCCAGCCGCCGGCACTATTATAAAGAATTTAAGAAACGAACCAGATAAGTACGAACCTATCGAAAGTAAAGAGTACTTGACTTGGAGATTAGCACAGAGTTATTAATGGAAATAAAAGATTATATTAGAAGTTTTGAAGATTGGCCTGTTAAAGGTGTAAGTTTTAAAGACACTGCTGGTTTATGTAATGGTAATGGATTTAAACTCACAAATGATTTTATCTTTAAAAAACTAATAAAGTATACTAGCGAAAGTTATACTGATAAAATTATAGGAATAGATGCAAGAGGTTTTATATTTGCAAGTCCTTTAGCACATAATTCATCTATACCTTTAGTGTTAGCAAGAAAAGAAGGTAAGCTTCCCGGACCAGTAATATCCAAAACATACGATTTAGAATATGGCACATCTACTATACAAATACAAGAAGACAGTATTAGCAATAAAGATCGCGTAATTATTGTAGATGATCTTTGCGCCACTGGCGGAACATTACAGGCAACTATTGATATTGTTGAAAGTGTATCAGCTAAAGTTGTAGCAGTCTTATGTGTTATAGATTTGCCTAAGCTTGGTGGATCTAAAAAAATAAAAGAAAGAAATATTCCTTTTTATAACGCAGTGTCGTATTAATGAATAAAAAACAACGTGATGAATTAAAAGAATTATTAGGGCATATGTTGTTTGCCTTTATCTTTATCATGTTTAATATACTTGGAGTATACATAATTTTTTCAGATAAATTTTAACTTAAATGCATTTTTTCCTTTACATCTGCTGAAAAGTGTGGTATAATAGTACTTATAATTGAAGGAGAGCTAAATGTTAAATTATAATCTAAACAACCCAACACCATTCATCAAAAAATATATTTCTAAAAATAATCATATTATTAACAAATTCGCAGATTTACTATTTTCGGATCCAACTACCACTTCATCATCACCATATAATTCACTACCACCATTAACTCAAAAACTCATTTTCGAACTATCATTATACAAACTCGAAAACGGCCGCGATTTTTATTTATAAAATCGCATATTTTCCTTTACTTTTACTTAAAACTGGTGTATAATAGATCTATAATAAAGGGAGAGCTTATGTCTAAATTACAACAACACT